TCGAAGTAGAGGTACAAAAACAGCTTTTCCGGTCTACTTGCCCATCCAGCCATCAAACTCACCCCCTGTAAAGTATAGCATCAACAGCATTTCCCTAGCTGATGTACGAAGCAATGGTAGACTCCAATGTCGTGAGTGCTGTGGTAAGCGTACTAATGGCAGCAACCGTCTGTACCGCCCCAGCCCCGCACGCAGCCTTCAATGCAGTAGCATCTCCGAGTGTACCGTTCGGTTGCCAACTAGCAAAAGCGGCCATGAAGGTGTTGAGCGCCGTATCCAAGCCCCGAGCAGCGGAAGAAACTGCATTGATCTTGCCTGCAAGGTCTGAATGCGCTGTATTGGCAATTGCATCTGCCAGCCGCCCGGCAAACGCCTCGATAGCACTCAGGGTAGCCCCAGTCGCCTGATGCCCCGAGGCTTCACTCTGCAGACTGGCTTTGATCAGGTCGTAAATCGTGTCTCGAAACGATGCCATATCTCTCCCTACAGTTGAGTCTTCACACCGTTAGCATTGATCGAATCCCCTACTCGATTCAGGAAGTCGGACAACGCTGCCGGGAAGATCGGGGAAGGGGATCCCGGTTGTGATGACTGAGTAAGAGAAGTCTTGTAGTTGATCAACCACTCAACCATTTCCTCAGTGACAAGGAACTTTCCGTTTACTTTCAACCCCGCTGCAGTCATCGTAAGCGTCAGACCACCGTCATCCTTGCCACCAAGAATGGTGAGAGTGAGACCATTCTTGTCGAAGAGCAGTGTGTTCTTCGTGACCGGGGAGGTAATCTGGACACGCTCCGCTCCGTCCTCTGCCCACATCTCCACCATATTGCCTGCAAGGTCCACAGCACGAATGGATGCAGCTCCTGCTAAATCCGTCTTGTAATCCAATTGCGTACCCTCAACAACATCTCGAAGACCGCGCTGTTGGGCATTATGGAGGTTTGCATCTTCCGAGACCGGACTATTCATCTCGAAGACTTGTCCCGCTCGATCAACAATCCGCACCTTTTCCAATGCATCCTCTTCCACCACATAGATAGTAGCACCCTTCGGAGTCTTCAACAACACTTGGGGTTGATCAGTTTCTGTAGACTCGGCTGGGCGGTCAGAGGTTTGTGTGGACGCACGCTGACCATCAGAAGGCCCCCACTCAGAACCCACCTCCCCGTATTGTTGGGACTCTGCTACTCGCTTCCGACATCCAGCGAAAACGATCGGTTTCGAGGTGTCATTCTCCTCGAACATAACGTACACAGTAGCCCCGCGTGGGTAAGGTAGTTCCATCCCCATGTCATAGGCCCCAGCCCCCGGATACCCCACCCAAGCCCAAGGCAACAGAGCTACAGCCATGTTTCCGTGTAGCTGGCGAATACGCACACGAACACGCCCAAGACCCTCGGGGTCTTGAGTATCCTCTACCACACCTACAAGTACCATTTACTCTCCACTACTCTCTGCAACATGCTCTCCAGCCATCTCCACGGCTGGCTCCTTCGGGCGCTCAATCGGCCCCATTTTCTGCAAAGACAACGAACTGGTGTAAACACCGGGGGCCAACGAGAAACTGATATCCGTGATCATGTAGACCCCGGCAAATGGGAACATCCTGCCATTCGGGGTTGGTGTTAAAACTTCCACCATGGAGAACGGCTCCAACAGTGAGGCTTCCGGGTACTGCAGACGCATTGTCGCCTGTACTGGGATGATCCCCAAGTTGTGCTGCCGCATTTTGACAATCTGTTGCCACTGCGCCACTGTCATCACTCGGGACTGACGAGTAGCATCCGTCTCGGTCTGCACCAAATAGTGCATCCCTGTCTGAGCATCGAAGACACTCTCCATCCCCGGTGTTTGCCACGGGCTGACTTCTGACCCCGGAGCAAGCACGTTATCCCCGACAGTGACTGGTGCTGACTCAGCCATCGACAACTCGGATTCTTGCCACTCCCGTGTCTCAGGATCACATAGTTCCGCCCGAGCATCTGCCAAGCCCATCATCGCCGGAGTGAAACCATCGAGCGTGACATCAAAAGACTCCACATCCGAAAAGTTACCGCTTCCCTCATCATCTACCGTGGTGTCAACAAAGAACCGCGCCCGGCGCTCCACATCGGAAGCAATATGCTTGATCTTGACATAGGTTTGTGCGGGGTTGGACTCACTAGCCGAAATCCCCCCTTGGAGAATCACCCGTACACCTGTATTCTTCGAGAGGAAGAAATCCTCGATGATCTGCGCCAGATTACGGAATAGAACTGCGTTTGTGTTTGTATTGCGGTACCTGTAGGTAGACTGAGCCGAAGCAAGGAAGGTAGAGATTTCGGTCGCTGGTATGTCCTGCCCCAATGTTTCCGGCGACCACTCGATCGCTACACCACCGCTTGCATCAAACAACGACTCCATCTGTGTCTGGAAAAAGGCGTGTGCTGTCTGGCCTGAAGGAATACTCTCTGGGTTGAACACATTGTAGCTGAATGAATCCGCTGAAGTAGTCATATCCAGATCAAAACCCGTCAGCGTCAGATTCAAACCCCTACGAGAGACCTTCGTCCGCACCTTCAAGACAATGCCCCGAAGATAGGACGCGAAGCCTGTCACAGAATTGGGCACCCCGACACCATGAAAGACTCCGGTGTTATCGAAGTACCCGAAACAGAAGTTAATACTCCCGAGAGGGGCGTCAGACAACGCATCCTGATTGAGTGTGTAGTGCAGGACATTCAACACATCGTATGTAGGATCGAACAAGTTCAGAGTGAACTCACCAGCACTGAAATTCCTCGTTCGTCTCCGATACTCGAAAGATGTGATGTACGACGGTCCATTGATCGCCGGGGAACTCCCCGAGGGCCGAGACAACACCATGTGTGATGGGTCGTTGATATCTCCGAGAATGACCTCTAGATAGGGCAGACGGGGATTCTTGGATTTGTTATCATCCGGTGTGTAAAGCACAGACCCCATCTACAACCCCCAAACAAACAAGTACAAAATAGCTAGAACAAACGAGATGCCGCAGTGCTGATCTTCGTTACAACGTACACCAGAGGCGGGAAGGCTAGTTTCACCCCGTTTACAGACCGCAGGGGGTTGAGTGAAACCCACCGGTTGAAGAGGGCCACAGCCCAGAAGTACCTCGGATCCCCGTAGACGGTACGAGCAATAGAATCCAGCCGATGCTCACTTCCCGGCGCAAGCACCCCAACTTGCGTAGCCCCAGTGGACTCCTGATCGAATTCAGCGTACCGGCGGAAGGATAACCGCTGGACCCCACCTTCCGTCACGATCTGGCATTGGGCGTAGCGCGAAGGTGCCCCCTGAACACGCTTCGCGCTACGTGTTTGTACCGAAACCTGACTCAGACGCCCGAGTGCCATCACCCAACCTATGCGAGGGCTACGTACCCGACATACACAGTAACAGTGACATCCGTAGCCGCATGTGCGTTCGAGAAGAAGAGTTTATCGAATGCCAGCCCGGCGGCTCCACACGCAAGGTCCATGTTGTCTAGATACAGATGACAGTTTCCCATCGGAATCGGCGTTCCTGTATCTGCGTGAATCTTGTAGGATACATCTGGTGTACCGGGTACCGTCTCGGGATAGGCACTCACCTTGATGAGGACAAACTTGACATCCGCATCCGAATCTACAGGAGCAATGTTAAGTTCCACATCACTGTCCCCGTGCGCAATAGTTACTGGGCCTGTGACTGCCCAAGCATCAATCCCTGTAATCGAGGCTACATCAGATACTGGGGTCTGTCCAGTAGCCGTCGCACCTATCGTAACACTGATCTCCATCTGTTCCTCCTCTGACCCCTTATGGAGTCCATGTTGCTACAGGAGCCCCCCTGTAACGAAACTTGGCAGTGCAAACGGAAGCCTAAGTTGTGCATCCAACTCAGCCTGTTCGTAATCCATCTGCCCTCCGGTCCAAAACGCTTCAGTCTCGGCAATCGTCAACTCAACCTGTGCGTACATCGGCACAAGGGGAATGAAGTTTGCGTGATTCCCAAAACCGGGGAAGTTCAAACCGGCCAGCGGTGCCTTGTCATACGACACCGAAACAGTCTTCACTACCCCTTTCAATAGAGTATAGACTCCAACAGCTAGAATCACCTTCTTGGGTGGCCGCTGATTCCCACCAGTATCCCTTGGGTAAAGAAACGTCTTGTACCAATTGATCTTCTGAGTAATCTGCAAGAGAGGCATCACATCCGCAACCAAGTGAATCGTGAGTTTGATTTCCCGTCCAGAGGTATTCCGATACCCAAAGAGAGGGATTGTGCGCCCCATCGTCTGCACTTCTTCGTAGTTGGCGGTGATGGTCTCCGGGATATTCGGCTCCACGAAAACCAACCGCTGAAAATTCAACATGTTTTCGTAGTCGAAGATCACCCCGAGGGTAGTCAAAGACTTATCCACGAAGGGTAAGTCCCCTACGGAGATCATGCTCCCCAACCCTACAGCATCCAGAGCGTTTTGCGTTGTATGGCCACTCTCATACATCCCGCCGTGTGCATTGTTCGACGCTTGTGGGATCTGAGGATGATAGGGGTCAGACGGAATGATCGGCATTACCTATCCCTCCCGAGCAAAACACCCATATCCGACTCCTTCAAACCCTCCACGCTATCCTTCACGGTGAAGATAGCATCCACGAGTCTGCGCACCTCTTCCCGCACCACGGAAATCATCTCATTACGAGCTACATCCTGCTTTGCGGCGATCTGCTCCATCGTTGGGAGTGGTAGCACTACCTCCGGCCCGGCCTCCCCAAGCGGAGCTAACACTTCATCGAGAATGATACCTCCGGCCTCTTGTGGGGGTGCTAGGGGAACTTCTGAACTGCTACCCAACAACTGTGCAAGTTGTGCTTCACTGTAGACAGATAACGGATCCACATAACCACTATCAGCATCACCAAAAGATACACCAAAGTGCAGCATCGGATCATCTTCCGGAGCATTCCCCGACGTGCCTACAGTCCCTAGAATATCACCTGCTGTGACACGATCTCCTGTACCAACACTCAACGTATCCAGATGCATAAATGTAAAGTATCGATTAGGATCACTGAGGGATTGCAAAAACAGCTCATTTCCACCCCCAGTGGTTTCCCCACCCAAATTAGCAGTCACAACCACACTATCTTCGAGGGCTAAGACCGGAGTCCCACGCAGTGCATCAAGGTCAATACCATTATGGATTCCAGAGGCATTATGTCTCGCAGTCCCGTAACCGGGAAGACCTACGGCAGGATTGTCACTGTAGTTCAAAGAGAGCGGTGAAAGCCCAGAACCACCAGAAGTAGTAGGGATACGGTTGAAATCCCGTAGCATTTGCGTAGTCTCGTCTACCCCACCAATACCCACAGTACGAGAACCACTCGATGGTGATACAGTGGATGCAGAGGGGCTGAGAATGTTGGAATACATCCTATCACGCTCTGCCATCTCCTGTTCGTAAAACTCACGGGCACTACTGGCCTCACCTATATCAATCCACAACCCGTTACCAGCTTGGACCCAATTCCCCTCCATACCATTCGGGCCTAGCCCCACAGCATTCAACATCTGATCGGACCAGCCAGCCCATGTATTATGTAGTCCAAATGCCTCACTGTGGTGGGTGCGCCCTAACCCCTCACGATAAGCCAATGCTGCATAAGCAGCATCCTCTCTCCCGCGCTCTGATTCGGGAATAAGACTCTCCAGCCCCCCGGCAATCAATGTTTGAACTGCGGTATCTTTCGTCCCAAGCACAGCATCCGTCAAAGCACTATCCGGCAGACTCAACCGCACCGCAGCGAAAGTTGTCCGAACGGCATCCACGAGAAGTGGTACTAGTTCATTGAACACAACAGCAAGCTGATCTCCAACCTGACCCAACGCTCCACCTAACGCACCCATCAGATTCGAGACCCCGGCTTTGACTTCTGGACGATCAAAGGCTTCGATCAGCATGTCCAACATCTTCACAAGAATAGGTGCTACAGCATCTACAGTAATGACCACAATATCTGCTAGGGTCGAGAGGATCCTGCCGAATGTATCTCCCATAGTGGTAACAAGTTCATTGGATGGATCAGTAAGCTGGTCGAACGCTATGGTAAGCACATTAGCGATCTCACCAACAATCGTCTCAGCCTGCGTCAAAAGCCATGGTACATTCGCCTGAATCCAGTCTACACCCGATTGAATCAGCCGCTGGAAAGGTGAAGGCCCCTGCGTCCCATCGAAGAAACGCAGAATACCATCCCACATACTGGAGAGCCATGTCTTGATCTGATCCCCGTACTGCTCGACAGTGTCCTTCCCGAACTGGAATAGACTACCAAGTACCCCGAACGATTCCATCTCTTCGGGTGAAAAGTCCGTCAGGATCCCCCCAATAGCCATGACCGCCGTGACCAACGATGCAATAGGGGTGAACACACCACCCAGAGGCCCGAACATGAAGTCGATACCCTGCGTCACCATCCCGAAGCCTTGAGACAAGACATCGAGACGACCCCCCAATAGCTCCAAGCCTTCGAGCAGAACAGGAAGCGGGGTATTCCCTATTGTGATGCTGTTGGCGAAACTCTCCAATTGATTGGAAAGCAACTGTGCTGGTGTAAGTGATTCCTGTACCTGCTGAGTCGTGTAATCAACACCATCCCCAACTGCGTAGAAGGCATCCGCTGTATTCCACGCTTCTGCCCCCATCGCGTCGTACTGCTGAATAACTCGGTACCACATTGCCATGTCCGTATCCAACGATTTCGACAACCCCTGCAGAATCGCTGCACGTTCTTCTTCTGTACCCGCAGACATAGCTTCACGCAATAGAGGACGCATACGCTCCGTGATCGCCCGCCACGCTTCTTGAGAATCACCGGACTGCAATGCACTGAGGAAGACTTCTGGCCCACCAACCGCCTGCGCCAAAGCCGTGGGGTTAGTATACGAAGCTCCCTGCAAGATCGTATTCCAAAGATTACCCATATTCGCACCCGCCTGCGTAGCGAGCTGCGATGTACTGAGTAGGAACCCTTGGAAGTTTCGCGCAGATTCAGGATTGTCGAGAGCAAGCTGCAGCCCGGCAATCGTGTCCGTACTGTTCATCAACAGAGCATTTAAGTCGTTGATGTTCGAGGCCACCCCGGACACTTGCCCCATACGGTTCAGGTAGAAATCTGCTGCCGCATAGAACTGTGTCCCCTGTCCCTGTGTCCACCCAAGAGTACGCTGCATAGCAGCCATCGTAGATGCAGCCTGCTCCTCAGCTACGCCGTAGGCTTGACTGATTCGTGCCACATCGGCGGTAATCGCTGTGACTACGTCACCCCGGAAGCCTGCTGCCATGACCGCTCGCATCGCGGTAGCGTTCTGCGTCAGCGTGATGTACTGATTGCTGATTCGGTACAAGCCTTCGAGGAGACGGTTAGATTCCGGCCCGTTCACTCCGAACCGTCGAGTGATATCTGCCATGACCTCGCGGACCTGCTTCAAACTACTCAAGGCTTGCTCTGCACCCGGTAAAGCCTTCAGGATGCTGGAAACCTTGCGTAAGCCATCCCCCAGAGCCTTGAAAATGTCGAATTTGATGAACTCTCCGACCTTCTTCAACCCATCCCAAATCGTACTCAGGATATCCGAAACAATGCCTACCGTCTTCCCGATGAACTTTCGGATCCCCTCCAGCGATTTCTCCATAATGACATAAGCGGTCTTCTGCTGGAATCTCCACTTCTTGTCCATGAAGTCGTAGAACTGGTCGAACTGCATCTGGAATGCTCGCTTGGTATCGTTATAGCTCGTGCGGAAGAGGATGTTGTACACCTGTTTTGCCAAAGCATCAGTACGCTTGGTGGTGTCGTTTGCCATCTGCTGCAGTTGATTCTGGTAGAGCCTACGCTGCTCATCCGACATGTTGCGCATCATCTTCTTCGTCTTATCCCCGTGAAGCAAGATGATGTTCTCCATGCTCTGCCGGAAGCTCTTCCAATGCGATAGCTGTGAGGCTTGATACTGATCGGCAGATTTGGAGATATCACGAGTCGCCCGAGCAGCCGTGTTCTCGATCGCCTGAGCAGTAGCATCTGCGTCTTTCTGAATCTGATTCAGAATAGGCGAGAAGTTCTTCATTGCATTCGGAAGATCATCACTCAGAAGAGTCTTCAGTGCTATCAGAGCCGTGTACATGCTCTGTGCGGCTCCGGCATCGATTCCCTGCGTAAGGAAGGATGCCGACTGATCTGCACGATTGACGGGGGCTTGAGGCCCACCGACAGGTGGCTTTATGCCTGCTGCCATGTCCCTCAAACCCCCTTACGACCAAAGTAAACTAAGACTTGCGCTTACGTCCCGTCCTAGCCTTCTCTACTGCCTCGGCTCGTTTCTCATTTTCGTAGTTCACAAACTGTTTGACAAGAGCAAAGTAGGCGTCTAGCTCACTCACACTCATCAGATTGTCAACATCGTTGAATGAGAACCCTCCGTACTTAATCAGATTGACTTGCCGATTCATTACCTTCTGCAGAATAGTTCCTCTTTGGTGCTCGAAAAAGGAACTCTTCGGCAAGCGAAATCGTCACTTCCTTGACATCTCCGCAATGAGGACATTCGTAAGAAGTCCGCAAATCGTACCCGAACGAGGCGTCTGCCAAACCCTGCTCAAACGCCGCCATATCGTGGGCGGAGAGCTTCTGTACCAGACCCTCTGCCTGTGGGACAGAGACTCGTTCGTTGTTGATCTCGCATATCTGCTTCGCACGCGAATAGACAAACCCATCATCGTAATCGACACCGAGCTTCTGCTTACGCAAGGTATTCTGCTTCTCGATATCCATCTGATCCTCGACCAGCAGATGACGCATGGTGAGCACCTTCCCCGTATCAGGGAGAGTGATGTTGAAGGTCGGAACCGTGTCCTTGCGGATCGGGATTGCAACCAGATCGTCGAGATCAACTGCCATAGGAATAGCAGTCCGACAAACACGACATGGTGTTTTGTACTCGTAATGATTATCGATCGAGAGCTTCCGCACCTCGATAACCAGTACGGATACATCGGACAATGCTATCTTCTGGAACTTGAATTCAGGACCGGAGGGGCTGAGAATACAGCCCCTCACGAAGTCCAACATTTTCGCCAACTGGCGCTTACTTGTGAAGAAACTACGAATCTCATTCACGGACCACTCACGAATCTCAAAGTCCGCTGGATACCCCAAAAGACCCTGAGAAGGCAAACTGACTACAAGACTCCGCATATCCACCCTCCAAAGAAAAACAACCTACTACCTACAACGAACAAACACACTAAGGAGCCAAGTTCTCGTCCGGAATTGCCTTGTCGATACTGAGAGTGACCGAGATTTCTACCTGAGAACTCGAACCCTGATCCAAGCTACTCGGGGACATATCCAGAGGGAAGGCCCCGATCAGCTTTATGACACGCTTGACCTCAAAGTTCGGATTGTAGAGCGTGAGGGATCCGATCTTCTTGTAATCGGCAGGAAGACCCGCACGCATCGTGATCGGGTTCCAGACCATCCTACGCCAGCCGATGATCGCCTTCCAGATGTTAGGATCAACGAAGTCCTTGAACTTGATGTTGATCGCATCATACGTGGTACGACCCGCGTAATACATCTCGGAATGCATGTAAGGCACTGTAATCTTGTCCGTGGTCTCCTTCGGCAGGTCTACCGTAGTCAATGACAAGGACAGAATGTTCGAGTCGTTCTCGAAGTTAGGCACACCCTGAATTGTCAAATCCCACAGGTTCTGCTCCTGCGGAGCCCAAGTCCGCATGGTGTCATCATAGAGCTTGTCTACCATTATCAATCACCCACCCTTACTCTAGGCCCGCACTGTAAGAGCGGACTACCCAATCGATGAAGATCCACTCGCCATCCTTCTCGAACTGGACAAACACTTTGGACATAATCTCGTTCCTATCGCGTACAGCAGCCGTATTCAACTTGTCATCGCACTGAACACGATAGTCGTAGATGCCGCCATCCCCACGAATGGGGTCGAGCACGAGCTTGCCAGCATCAACTAGGTTGCTCCATGTCTTTTCGTTCGACTTGTCGAACTCGAAGTTCTGAGCCAGCCTATCCAGCTTCTTCTGCGCGTAAAGGAGAGTACGCTGTGCGGAGAGCCTATCCAGAGCCGTAGCTGTCCTCTGCAGCGTCTTCTGCCCACGAAGCACAATCCCTGCATCCCGGAGCTTGACCCACGGGTTGATGTTCTGTCCAGCGATGCTGTACATTGACACCTGATCTGGCTTCGATGGATTCCACCGCAGTTCAGAAGTGTACTTATGCAAGCCACGCTTACGCCCGGCTGGAGCCATGAACGGATTCGACTCCTTCTCGGAGTTCGCAATGACAGCCGCCAAAGGACCGGAAGGTGCAACCCAAATCCCGTCCGGGCTGTACTCGTCCACATAGAAGTGCCATGGGTAAGAAGTGGTACCGAAACGGTCATTCAGCGCAGCCGGAGGACCACCAGCATAAGTACCGTTTACCCACTGCTTGACTTCATCCCGAGTGAGATTGTCCGGCGGGTCGATCAGAGCAATGCAGTCCTGACGAGTCACACCCGCAAGCAGCAACAGTGCTGCTACGACATCCTTATCCGACTCACCGGGGCAGGCGATCAGATCAATGTCACAGTCTTCTGGATTATCGAACAGGTGCAACCCAGTTGCAGGAGTAGTAGGCTCAACAGCCATGACACCGATAAAGTCAGTATCGATAGCCGAAGTACCAGAAGCACCGGATGCCAGCGTGTAGGTACGATATTCCCCAGTCCAAGCCGCAGGCCATGCCGGGGAACCCGAAGCCTGTGCGAAATCAACCAGATCGTCACCCAGAGCCGCTGCTGCTACGAAGCTCGCTACATTGGCATGCTCACGCATGAGGACGCCCTGATAGTACACCTTGATGTTGACATGGCCTGCAACGCCGTCTTCTGCCACAACAGTTTCGACTGACAGGTCATTGCCCCAAGTACCCTTGGTCTTGGCAGTCACTGTCAAGATATTCGTCAGGTTGTTGACAATATCCACAGTTGCAAACGCGGCTGTACCATCCTCAACGCGCACTACAACCAGATTGGACGACCGACGCAAGAACTGCATCGCCGCACAACCCAACTGAGTCGTAGGCAACCCGAAAGTCGCTACGTATTCAGACGGGGAAGTGATCTCCGTCCGAACATTGATCGGACCCTTATGTGCAACACCCACTACCCCAAGAATCGTACCGCTCGGGGCAGTCTCATACAGCGACTCATCAAAAGTACGCTGAATAACACCCACAGGATAGGCCATCAGCCAACCTCCTTATCCCCGACTGGGGAATCTAAACCCCCGAACGATTCTTCTGGAGC